CCGGCCATCGTCACCGAGGCGAGGGAGACGGCGGCGATCCCGGCATAGTTCGCCGGCTCGGCACTCGTCACGTGCTGGATGGTGGAGAGGGCGATGACATCGAGGCCACCGTCGAGGACTTCAGTGGATGCGGACTTCGCCATGTCAGGACTCGCTCTCGGTGAGGGATGATGCGTCGTGGACGTGCATGGTCGTGTTCTTCGGTCGAGGCAACTCAGGGGGCGGCTCGACACCGTCAGCCTCGGCCCACCCGTTCATGACGAACACGGTGACCCGGCCGTCGTCGGCGTCATAGGTCTTGCCGGCCTTGTAGGTGGTGGTCCCGTCTCGGAAGTCCTGGTTGGCCTTGAACTCCATGTGCTGCTCCTTGTGGGGGGGTTACGTGGGGACTACGCCGAATGCGAAGAGAAGTGCCACCACGGCGATGAGGACAACCGAGATAACGAGGAGCGTGTCGCTACCAGCGTGGCCCGCCTCCCCCGGTTCGACGGGGACGGGAGCCTTCGGGGTGTTCACCACCTGAACCTGCTGCGGGGCGGCCGGCGTCGCGTTCGTCTGGCTCAACATCCCCGACACCGCGCCGAGCGCTCCGCCGAGAGCGATGTAAAGCTCGCCGGGGAGGGTTGTGCTGATCGCGGTGGCGTAAATGGCGCCGCAGACGATGGTGACGGCGATGAGGCCGAGGATGGTGAGGACGAGTTGGACGGTTTCCTGGCTGTTCACGGGTCCTCCTAGTTGTTGTTGGCGGCGTTCTGCTCAACCGCCGCAGCGAACGAGCACAAGCCGAGGGTGTCCCACGGGCGGGAGTCTGGGGGGGTGAGGAGCCAGCAGCCACGGTCGTTCCCGGCGTCGACCACTTCGACGACGAGCACGAACCGGGTCACCATCGACCCCGGGTCGATCTGTTGGATGAGGTCAGCGACGGCGTCGAGGGCGAACTGTTGCCGCTCCTCCTCGTCACTCACTCTTGGCTTGCTCCGAGCGGTACCAATCAACGGAGCGTTGCGCCTCTGCCTTAGCGAGACGGCCGGGTTCCGGGTTGGGTCGGCGGGACTCACCCAGCAGGAAGCCGATCCACTCATGGGTGGCGTCATGGCAGGAACCGCACAGCCACTTGAGCTCGGGGTTCTGTATCCGGCCGTAGACCCTGTTCTGGAGATACACCGGGTTGATGTGGTGTCCCTGCGTTCGCACAACGGCGGGGGCGTGGTACGAGTAAAGCTCGCACGGTCGCTCCGCTGCGGTGGCTGTTCTAAGTTCGGTCACAGGGTCCTCCTCCCGACAGGGACACACGCGTCACCCTGGTCCCGGAGTAGGTCCTCGAGGTCACCCCACCGAATGAGTGCGTCACCCTTCACGCCCCACAGCGGCCCCCACGAGTTTCGGAGCAGGACCGTCTCGTCCCGCACGTTGCACCCGTAGGCGAGGAGGCAGTGCCCACCTTCGAGGGAGCCGGAGGGGGTGATAAACCCGTCCACCGTGTCGAACATCCCCCGGTACCAGTTGAGACCGAGAACAACCGGCCCTGACCAGGAGAGGGCGAGGAGCACGTCACTGAGGGAGAACCCCCACCGGTAGGCACGCATGTAACCGGCCGCCTGTAGCACCTTCGCTCCGGCGAGAACGGAGGAGCCGCTGTAGTCCTCCCCCTGCCACTCGTCCACCTTCTGGGCAGCCAGGTAGGTGCGGCGAGCGAAAGCGTCGGAGACAGGGTTGGAGCGGGGTGTGGCGGCAAGCTCGGCGGCCCACCCGAACCCGACACACGCCCCTTCCTTGCCTTGGTCGAGGTTGGGTCCGGGTGTCCACCGGACGTTGCGGGGGAGGCCAGCGGAGATGGTCCCCCGGATCGGGTGATCCCGGTTCCGGGGATCAATCGCGGGTACCCGGTCCAAGGTCCGATCGGTCACGGCGTCCTCCTCATCGACGGGTGGTGATGCCTGTGGAGGGCGCCCGTGCTGACTGCTGCGACCGTGAGCCAGGCGACACGCCGGCTCCGGTGCCAAGTTCGTCCCGCTGCGTACACGGACCAGCCCACTAGGGCATGGTTCGCTGCGTGGGCGGCGGTCATCTGCGGTCGAGCTCGACGGACAAGGAGACGAGCCTTGCTAGGCCCTCCACCGCCATCCTGTCGCACGACCGCCACGCCCTCGGCTTGACGCTGACGACGCACATGGAACCGATCGGCTGACCGTCGTGGTGGACGGGGGTGCCGAGGAATGCACGGAACTCCTGCGCCCACGGCAGGTCGCATGCGTTCGGGTCGTTGGCGGCGTCGGCGATGACCACGGTGGCGTCCTGCCGGATGACCTCATGGCAGGCCGAGACCCCGACAGGGACGGGCTCGCGGAGCGGTAACGGGTGCTGGGCGATGGTGTGTTGGACGACGGCGCCCAAGATGTTGATCTGTGAGACGTCGGCCCCGGTCAACATGACCGCCGAGTAGGTGAGGTGCGACAGTCGCCCACGCTCGTTCTTGTCCAGCAGCCCGCTTGCCTCAAGCGCAGCCAGCCGGTGCGGGTCAGCTAGAGATGCGACGCTCACAGGGTGACCCCTTCGCAGTCAACGATGAGAGCCTCAAAGCGTCCAAGACCTTGACGGATGATCTGCGTCTGCGGGTTGTCCGGAACGTTGCCTCGCTCTACGAGAGCGCCTCGGAGGATGTCGACGATGATCTCGGACTGCTCGTTGCGGGCCTCGCAGCGCCATACGGCATCGACCTCATCTGCTGCCTGGGTGCGCTGTAAGAAGAGCAGCGTCCCACCGACGATGAGGCTGAGGACGACCACCACGGCACCGGCGATGACGGCACGCTTGACGACCCGCTTGCGGAAAGCCTCGGTAGTGACCTCCGAGGCCCCGACCCGATCGTCGAGCTTCTCAATGCGCTGCTGCTGTGCCTCAATGGCGATGAGCAGTTCGGTAAGTGCCTTGGTGGCCTCGGCGAGAGTGTCCACGCTACTGGCTAGGGTGGCCGCCTCATTGCGGGCGTCATGCAGATACTCGGCGATCCGCTCGAGGCGAGCGACCCGCTCCTCGATGGGCGGGAACGCCTCAGTGACGTTGTCGGGAGTGCCGCCAGCCTCCAGGGTCTCCAGACGCTCACCCAAAGGCTGGGACGCCTCGGTGACCGGTCCGGTCCACTCCTCGTCTTTGTCAGCCACGTTCGTCTCGGCTGCGCTCGTAGTCGTTCTGGTTCCGTTGCTGGTTCTCGATCGCGGTCAGCCGCCGGGTGAGCGACAGCGTGGCCGTGACGAGCATGTCGACGCTGGCGGTGAGGCCGACGCCATCCTCTCGGGCCTGGTGCAGGTACGCGGCGATCCGCTCGAGGCGAGCGACCCGCTCCTCGATCGGGACGTCGGCGGGGACCACCGGCTCAGGCGGTTCACCTGCCTCTAGGGTTTCCAGTCGCTCGTCGAGCGGCGGGGTTGCCTCCGTGATCGGGCCGGTCCATTCCTCATCCTCGTCAGCCACGGTTCTGCTCCGGTTCGTTGTCGTCGTCCGAGCCGCCATGGCGAAGACCGAAGGCTCTCACCTGCTCCTGCACTGAGTCAGAGTGCTCGTGCAACGTGTCGACCACGTCGTCAATCTCGCCCACCAGCGCATACGTCTGAGCGACGAGAGCACGCAACTGGGCACTGACCTCCGACACGGTCGGGACTTGCGGGTCATTAACCACGGCTGCTCCTGTCCTCAGCCTTGCGAAGCACATCCAGCACACGAGTGAGGGTAGGTATGACCTGGTCCACGTAGACACGCTGCGCTTCGACGTTGGTTGCTTTGGACTCCACCAGGTCATGCTCCAGGCGTGCACGTTCCCGCTCCCACTCTTTCTTGGCGTCGTCGTACACGTAGGTCGGCTGGATCTTCCAGCGGAAGAGGACCATGAGCAGGAAGACACCGACCGGCCCTGCCGAGATGAGCGTGCGGACAGCGGCGCCTTCGACAGAGGTCCCTGCAACCTCAGCAGCGAACAGGATCGACGCGAACAGCACGGGGGCTTCCACTCACCGATTCTCGACCGCAGCGAGCAGTCGGTCGAGCTTCTGCTGGGTGGCCGCGGACTCCATGCGGGTCTGCGCTACCAGCTCACGAACCGACTGCTGCTCAGCCACGAGCTCATGGTGGATTCGTCCGAGCCACTGCGCCTGCTCCGGTGTCATGTCATCCTCCTGTTGACGGTGAGCGTCGACCCGTTGCCGAAGCCGGTTCATGTCCAGTCCTCGAGGGTCCGACTTCCTGATGGGGTCTGTCTCCCGGTGACCGAGGAAACGGGAGGTGGGGAGCCTGAGGTGGTCGAGGATCGCTGCCGCACCACGCACATAGGCGTCGACCTGTGCGGTGGGCCACGGTTCCCCGACCCCGTCGTTGTACGCCTCGATGCCAATGGCGTTGTTGCCGTGTGTTCCCCGCCCGTTGTGGTTGCAGCGGCCGGCGGCAATCAACCAGTAGCGACCGTGCCTGTCGAGGCCGAGTTGGGAGAGGGGGCCGGGAAGGTCGGAGCGACCGTTGCGAAGCAGGTTCGCCACCGCCTGGTCCGTCGCCTTCGGACCAGTGGCCGTGTGGTGCGCTACCAGCGCCAACCAGCCCGCCACGTCCCTGCCTGCGGCCTCCCAGCCGGGGAGGGTGACAATGGAGCACCCTGCCCGGGCGAGCACCTCAGGGAGCCATGTGGCGCGAGTCGTCATACGACGATGTCGTCGCTGAGGACCCACTCGTCCGTGGCCCGCCTCGTCAGGGTCGCTTCGGCGTACTGCCCAGCCGTTCGCAGAGCCCCCCCCAAAGAGAGGATCGTGACTCCAGTACCAGGGGTGAACGTGACTTGCCCCGCTGCGAGCTGACGGACCTTGATGACGGTCCCGTCGGAGAAGGGCACAGCACTGTTCGGAGGGACGGTGAGGGTGTTCGCGGTGCTCCAGTTCCTCTCGACGATCTTTCCAATATCGGAGGCGACAAGAGTGTACGCGGCAACCGTCTGGAGGTTGCGGACGAGCGGGACCTGGGCGAGGTTCGGGAGTGACGACGTCGACCGGGTGGCAGCGTTGAAACGGCAGTTGATGTAGGAGGTGTCGACGCCGTTGTTCGTCAGTGTCCCTCCGCCGTTGACGAAGGTGGTGTTCAGGCAGCCGGTCCCGACGTTCATGCTGTTGCGGACGAGCACCCCGGCGAAGAGCCAGTCGTTGACCTTGTTCGCGGGCTGTGCCACACCCAAGTCGCACTTTATCATCTCGCCGCCGATGAACGACCCGGACTGGCCCCCTAGGACAGACAGGTCGATGCATGGGGCGCTGCTCTCAAGGTGCGTGCCGGTCGCCATGATGACGCCGTTGATGATGCGGATGCCGTAGACGGAGCACCCTTCGATGGTCGACCCGTAGATGGGGACAAGACTGTTCCCGTCGATGAGGATGCCGGTAACGCACTCGCGAACGACCACATCGTCGAGAGGGCTGGCGTTGCTGGCGTTCAGCAGCTCAATGCCGATCCCGTTGGCGATGAGCCCGGTGTTGATGTTCACGTCCCGGACGGCGGACTCGATGAAGAAGTCGAGGCTGATGCCCTTGAGGAACTTGCCGTACACGGGTGTGGCGCCGGAGGTCTTGGCGATCTGGACGCGCTCAATGGTGCAGTGGTGGAACCCGCCGGAGGCGACACCGAAGGCGTGGGTTGCGATGCCGACAGCGGTCGTTGTTGTCGACGTGGTCATCATCTTCAAGTCGCGGACCACCCACCCGCTCTGACCGAAGGCGTCAGTAGCGGTGGCGGTGATGCCCTCGATGTTGGCGTCAACCAGGAGGATCGTTCCTGAACCGGTGCCCTCAAGGATCACATTGTTCTTGAGGATGATCGAGCTGGTGATGCGGATGATGCCGTGGGGGAGGCGGACGGTGCCACCGCCGCGAGGGTCGAAGTTGGCGCCAACGACGGGGAGGGCGTTGATGGCGGCGTTGATGGCGGTCGCCTGGTTCCCGGTGCCGTCCACCGCGAGTCCGGTGACGAAGGTGAGAGCACCTGCGGTACTGCCACCGGCAGCAACGTCGTCGAGGGTGAGGACCCAGGCGGCGAACGTGCCGACGAACCCTCCGACAACCGCCGCGTCGTAGGCCGCACGGACGGCGTTGATGTCGGCGTGGACCGTGTCGTGATGCTGCTGGTGTGCGGTGTCGCCCGGTGACAGGTCCGGGTAGGTCGCAGCGATGTTGGCCGGGAGCGTCACGAGTACGCACCTCCATAGGAGTAAGACAACAGAGGTGTGCCAACCGCGGACCATAGTGAGTAGGAGCTCGTCCCGTTCGCCCCATAGGCACGCACCCGGTAGGCGTAATCAACCCCACTCGCCACCGTGTAATCGGTGAAGGTGGCGAGCGGGAGGATGCCGGCGGCGACCCGTATCCCGTCCCCCGTGTCACCCACCACCCGACGATGAACGACAACGCTGGTGACAGCGGGTTGACCGGCGCCCGGGGTCGGGTGGGCGGCGGTGACGGTGAGCGCCCCCGCCGCCGTGTTGACCCCCACGGTGAGTGTTGGGGTTGCCGGAGGGGTGAACGACACCGGGTTGGATGAGTCAGCCCACGCGGAGGCGAGCCCAGCAGTGATGACCCGGACCTGCGGGTGGATCGTGACACTGTTCGGGAGGTTCGTCGCGGTAAACGTGCGACCCGCAGCCGTCCCCGTCATGATCGCCACGATCACGTTCCCCGTGTCTGCCGACCCTGCTAGGTCACCAAGGACCCGGAACTCTGAGGAGTCGAACCCGGGGTGGGAGAACGTGAAGGTACGGGTGGCGGTCGTGATCGTCACGCCACTAGCCGGGTCGGTGATCGTGGGCCCGGCCGGGGCGTCAGCGGCGGTGAAGAACCCGGACGCTGACCGGGGGGAGGCGACACCGTCAGCGTCGAACGTTTCCACCTGACGCTCATACGACCCGGCTGCGAGACTTGCTGCGGGGAAGTCGTAGAACTGGTTGGTGGTCAGCTGGTACGGGATGCTCGTCCAGGCGGAACCGCCCACGAGTCGGTACCACATGTTGAACGCTGACTGGCTGTCCCCCGCGTCGTTGTCAGAGAACAGGTGGGAGGCACGGTTGCTCACGGCACGGTTAATGGTCCCGCCAGCCGCCATCGTCGTGAGCGTCGGGGCGTTCGGGGCGACGTTCGCCGGATCGAGCGCCACGAGCTGCGTGGCCGCTGTCGTCGACGCTGACCATGCGCCGTTCGGGACGGTCGTCGAACCCGTCCCCACGAAGTAGAGGTCGGAGACCTCCATGCCGAAAGTGGTCCCGGCGGGGACAGTGTCGTACCGTTCGGTCGCTCCCGACGGCGGGGTAGCCGATGCACCTGAGTAAGCCGTACCAAACAGCACAAGATGGCTAGCGGGGATTCTGACCGTCGCCGACGGTGCGACCAAGATCGTTGAGCTCGTCGAGTAGAACCCGGCGTGAGCGTGGACCCCGACGGCCCCCGAGTAGGTAACCATGCCACCGACCAGGTTCACGTTGCCGGTGGCGTTGCTGAACACGTAGGAAGCGGGCTCGGCTCCCCCCGCCACCTTCGAGTAGATCTGCGTCCCCCCGGTGTCAGTCCGAACGAGTGACCAGCCTGTCGGGGCCGACGTACCAGCCACGTACTCGGATGCGCCCGTCTGGATCTGAGCAAGCAGCACGTCACCGGAGACGGTGCCGGCGGGCTTCGTGACCGTCACCGTCGACGGGTTGACCGTCCCGCCGAAGACCGGAGCGGTGGCAGACCTAAACGCGACCGCCATCAGTCAGCCGCCAACGCAGCACCCAAGTCAGCCAACGACCGGAGCCGGTCCGAAACGGCAACCCACTGCCCGTCGACCTTCTCCACCAGTCGAACCACCCATTCGTCCTCACGGAACCGGGCGTCCTCACGGAACTGTGCGGCCAGGGAGACCGTCCCGTCCGACCAGACAAACACCCCAGCCCGCAGGTCGGAATGAACCGCTGACAAGCCCGTCTCCGTCATGGTCAGGGTGGTTCCGTCCGGGCGGGTCAGCACCTGCTTCGCCGCGTCCGTCGCCGCCTGGCGCCGAGCTCTCCGCCCCACCTCAGCCTCAGCCTCATCAGCGGCCGCGTCCGCCTCGTACGCTTTCCTCGCCTCATCCGTCAGGGTCACGGCGTCACCTTTCGAGTCGTCATGACAACGTGAACGGGAGGGTGAACGGGAGGGTGGTTGACGCTCCGGTCCCACCGCTCGAGTCGATGACGGTCAACGTGACCACGTCCGAGTACGTGTAACCGACACCGTCCGTCACCCGACACTTGAACTGCTTCCCGTTCGCTTCGGTGCCGTACGTGTTAGGACCGCTCCCCAAGGTGTACGTCTGAGCGTTCACCCCGTTCGCGTAGAAGACGTCCGGGCCGAAGAAGCCGGTCTCTTCCCACTGGTAGGCGACCGCGGTGGGAGCGACAACTGTGAAGCTGAACGCCTGGTTGGACGCCACGTCCACCGTCTGGCTGACCGGTTGGGAGGTGATGACCGGCCCGGCCGTCAGACTGATAACAGCCGTCTGGGAGTAGACGGACCCGAACCTGTTCGTGACCTGCACCCGGTAGCTGCGACCGATGACCTCCTGACCGAACGTGCCGGGCACGAACGTCGTGGAGGCGGCGGTGTTGCCGTCGTAGAAGAAGGGGCCGTACGCGTCGTTCTGCCACCGGTAGGTAAACGGGCCGGGACCCGTCACTGACACGGTGAGCGTCCCGCCCTGGATGAGACTGATGTTGGTGTCCGTCGGCCCCGTGACCACCGGAAGGTCCGAGGGTGTGACCGGCTCGTTGGCGGGGACGGCGGGGACGATGACAGCGACCGGGGAGGTGACCGCCTCCCACTCCCACTCCACGTTCCCACCGTCGAGCGGCATCCGCCACCCGGTCGCCTGCACCTTCCTCGCCCCGCCCGCTGCCCCGTCCACGTAGGTGAACACGTCGAAGTGTCCAGCACCAGGGAACGGACCAGTGGACACGTTCAACGTGGTCGTCACACGCCGGTCGGACGCCACCCGCCGGTCCGCGAGCGAGACAAGCGTCGCCTGCGAAGCCGCCTCATAGTCGACAACAGAGGTCCACACGAGCCCGCGACCATCAATCGAGGTGGGACCGTCCGACTGGTTCACCAGGGTGTAGATCCCGTTCCCCTCCGTCGCGAGAGCAGCACCTTCGGCACGGTTCGTTTGGCGGAACACCCACCGGTTGGGCGTGGCCCACACGTCCTCAATGATCGTCCGGTCCTCACCGACGATCGTGAGCGACGAGTCAGCGTCGAACACGTACTCGGGGGTCCGAACCTTCGGGTCCTGGTAGGCACCGCACCGGAACTGACCGTCCTGGTCAGCCCACACTGAACGAAAGTTGATCGCCTGGAGCAGCTCATTGATGATCCGCAACCACGTGACCGGGGTGTTCGTCTGGTCAGGGTCAGAGGATCTCGCCACGAGCGGCCACGACTTCGTAACCGGGAGAGACGACTCCGCTGCTGACCCGTCGATCAGCACACCCGACAAACCCGCCGCGGCGAACACTGCGAGGATCGCCGCCCGGTAGGTGACATCCTCCGCCACCGAGTAGTCCGCACCCACCTGCCGGTCCAACAACATGAGCCGGTCGTAACCCTGTACCTCGTACGTCTCGGGGGTCTCGCCCAGCGTCCGTTGCGGGGTGGTCAGCACGTACACCCCCAGGTTCCACCGTGCGACCGTCGACCCGCTGGACAGGATCAAGTAGGGGCGGACCAGGTCCACACCCCACGTGAGAACACGGGAGAGCTGCAAGGTGCAGAAGCCGTGGATGGTGCCGTAACACTTGCGACCCACCGACCCGCCCACCAGGTCAGGTGACAGGTCATCCACGAACCCAAGGTTCAGATTCAACAGGTCAGCACCAAAGTCGACGGTGACATTGTCGGCCTCGAGGAGAGCGACGATCTGCGCCGTCGTGTACGCGTCCCTAGGTGCAGCGTTGAGGGTTTGCACCTACCTACACCTCCGCGCTAGCCGTGACCTCGGACACTTGGACCGTTGCGTCGTAGGTCCCGTCGAACCGGTCGGAAACTGACACGGAGAAGTAAACGCACCAGACGATCCGGCCCCGTTTGTCTCGTAGCAGAACCGTCTCACCCGCCCACCCGACAAGCGTCTCCCATTGGGCGCTGGTGATGACCGGGAACGTGACCGACAGGTTCCGCATCTTCCCGGCACGGCTCACCACCCGCCGTCGACCACCTGCGTAGGTGTGTACATCACCAGGGACGGACCGGTTATCCGACCAGTCCGCCGACCACAAGGCGAGACTCTGCGACAGGTCCGAGGCGAGGTTCATCCACGCCTTCTCCAGCAGGACCGTCGCCACTAGCCAGTCCTGACGGTTTGCCGGACCCCTGCCACGACAGCACCGGAGATGGCGGCGATGAGCTTCTTGTCGTACTCGGCCATGTCCTCCGCCGAACCCCACTGGCGATTGCTGCCACCACTCAACGAGCCGACAAGCTGCTCGTCGTAGAGCGCCATGTCTTGCGGTGTCCCCCACTGACGATCAGGACCGATCGCCTGGATGAGCTCCATGTCATAGCGGTCCCGCTGCTTCGCGACAGTCGCCTCGTCGAGAGCGACAGCGCCACTCACAAGAGAGCGAGCTTCGGCAATGACCTGGTCCATGACAGCACTCAGGGCAGGGGGAAGCCGCCCTTCAATCTGTTGTGCCAGCGCCTCAGCGAACGTCTCGGACAGGCCAGCGAGCCCGGGCTGGGTGTAGTAGTTCCCGCCGGGTCCTGCACCGAGGTGACGTTGAAGTTGCCGAAGCTGCTCAGCAAGTAGAGGATTCGTCGTAATCCCGAGCACCTCGTCGAGTGCGTGAGCGAACTCGTGGGTGGCAACCGACGCTGACCCCGTCAACTGCGGGTCACCGACAACCACAGTCCCGTCGACGTACACACCGCCAACGTCCTTCCACGACTTCCCCGGCTCCCACCCGCGAGGGGTCCCGTTCAACGAAGGAGTGTTCAACCCGAAGCCTGCAACGGACCGGTCCCCCACCATCAAGGAGCGGCCAGCATTGGCAACCGCGTCGAGGATCGCTCGGGGGATCCTGGCAAGGTCGGCGAGACTGTCCTTCACGTCGGCCGTCATCTCGTCGAACAGTGAGAACTTGGACCCGAAGATGTTGCGAAGGAAGTCGACCGGGCCCCCCTCGTTGAACCCACGCTTGCCGAACTCGTGGAGCCGGTTGAGCGTGTCGACCCCGAGCGCCTTCACGGACTTGCGGGAGAACACGAACTCACCGGGGGTGAGCATCGCCAGCAGGGAGTCCTGGTCGGGCCCGCCACCCGGGATAAAGCCTCCCGTGTTTGCGGCGTGGATGTGGTCGTAATGACCCTTCACTTGCCAGAGCAGTTCACGCCATCCGCCAATGGCACGGAGTTTCCCGTAGAGGATGTTCAGTGCAGCGGTGGAGCCACCAATGTCGACAGCCGGGTTTGCCCTGTCGAGGTGGTAGGAGCGGGGTGACCCACCCACCGCAGCGTTCTGGGCAGGACTTCGATAGGTGGAAGTCACGTAGGTGCCGGCGGTCAGCGCCCCCTTGACCCGGTTGAGGGCGGACCCTCCAGCGGCCCTCCCCGGACCGTCGCCGACGAAGTCCTTGATCGCAGTCTTGAAGGCGATCGTCGGCGTCGGCAGGTCTGCGATCTCCTCCAACATCCGCTTGCCAAGCTTCTTGACCTCGAGGATGACCCCGTTCACGAAGTTGAGGCCCATCTTTGTGCCCTGTTCTTTCATGCGCTCAGCGCCGTCCTCAGCGACCCACTTCGCGAGGGTGTCCATCCACGCCCGGAGCCTCGCCGGCAGGTCCAGTGCAGACCTGACGAGCCAGAACACAAAGGCGTCAGCCCACTTGTCCAACTGGAGAATGATGGCGGGGAGCGCCTCGAAGGCGATCCAGCGGGTGAGCCGCGCCAGCAGCAGGCCGAGCTCGATGAGCATGTCATCGATGAGCGGAGCCACCCAGTCGACGAAAGCTGCGGCCCAGTCCGCCAGTTTCCCGATGATGTTCGGGAGAGCGGTGGTCAGGATCCACTCGCCCACATCAACGAGGAGCGTCCCAAGCTCAGCCAGGAGGGGCCCGATCTTGGGGGCCACCCATGTCACGAAGGCGGACGCCCACTCCCCGATCTTGGTGGTGATCGCCGGCAGAGCAGTGTCGATGATCCACGACCCGAGCCGGGTTAGGAGAATGCCGAGTTCGGTGAGGAGCGGACCGATTTTCGGACCAACCCAGTCAACGAAGGCCGCACCCCACTTCAGCAGTTGATCGATGATGGCGGGGAGTGCCACCGTGTAGATCCACTCAGCGACCTTCAGGTACAGCTTCCCGAGCTCAAGCAGCAACGGGGGTGCGACCTCGGCCACCCAGTCGACAAAGGCGCTGACCCACTGGCCGAGCTTCGCCTGGATCGTCGGGAGCGCCGAAGAGATGATGTCGCCGGACTTGGACACGGCACCACCAAGGCCGTCATCACCAAAGGCGTCAACAACCTCCTTGACCCGCGGCACAACCTCATCACGCAGGAACGCAACGACCGGCGCGATGGCGTCACCAACCGCGCTGAAGGCTCGGCTCGCAACGTCAAGTGCCCCCGGCAGATTGTCGGCCAGGAATCCGGTGACGGTGGTAATAACGGGGAGCAGCTTCTCGCCGAGCACCACCTGGGCGTCACCCCACACAGCACTAAGAATCCGCTGCTTGTTGGCAAGACCGTCGCTGGTGCGAGCGAAGTCGTCTTGGGCATCCCCCGCACCCTCCGTTAGGAGAATGTTCACGGCTAAGGCCTTGTCCTGTGCCGTTAGTTCCTTGGTGGACCCGGCGAGTCCCATCGCCAACGCCTTCTGCTCCACGGCCGCGGCGTTGATGGTGGGCACGTACCGCTGCACCGCGTCGTACTCGCCGCGGTAGGCGGCGGTCATCGCCTCAATCGCCTCCTCGGGGGAGGTGTTGTGGAACGAGGCGAAGTCCGACGCGAGTTGCACCTGCGCCTTCGACATCTTCGCCGCCTCGGCAGCACCGACGCCGAGTTGGACGAACAGGTTGCCGAACGTGCCGGCTGCCTCAAGGGCTGACTGTTGCGACTGGCCGAAGGAACGCGCCGCCGTCCTAGACCACTTCTCGATCTCCCCTGCGGAGGAGCCAAAGACCGTGTTGGACTTCGACAACGTCTCCTGCATGTTCGACGCGGCGTCCACAGCGTCTTTGCCGAGCTTGACGGCGAACAACCCAGCGGCCGCCGTCCCGACAGCAAGACCGATCGCCGCCTTCTTGCCCATGTCCCCGACCTTGGAGCCGAGCGTCTCCGCGCTCCGACCCGCCGAGCTGAACGCGCCCGACGCCTTGTCGTTGCCGATGATGTCGAAGATGACCCTGGAGTCAGCCATCAGCCAGCTTCTTCGCCACGTCGTCCAACACGTCCACCACAGCTCGCCGGATCTGCGGAGCGTCAGCCTCAGCCGTCTTCGTGAACCAGCCGCCCTTAATCCGCTGCTCCACCCACACGTCACGACCAAACACCGGGTGACGGATCACGCCCTCATCGATCTGTGCGAGCGAGTAGCCCTTCCGACGACCGATGATGCGGACACCCACCTCCCGCCCAGAGGTCCGGATTGACGCGGTGAACGAGGCGCCTCCCACCAGAGCGGCCAACCCGCCCCGCTGCGGGAGGTCAGCCTTCGCCGCCGCCTTCAGCTTCTGACGGAGCGGTTTCGTCGCGGCCGTGATCCCCCGCTGGAGTTCCTTCTTGAGCTCCTTGTTGCCCGTCGCCTTCAGCTTTCGACCAACCTGCTCAATCGTCTGAACGCCACCAGCGTTGAGGCTCTTCTGTGACTTCGGAAAAAGTTCAATCACAGGCCAAGCACCTCCAACAGGGGGTCTCGTTTCGTTGCCGTCGGGTCAGCGGACAGCCGCTCGTCGAACGCCGCTCGCGCCTCGGTGAACGAGAGGACACCGTCGACCTTCCCGCCAGCTGCCGTGTACACCGCTGCCCTCTGCAAGTCACTCGCCGCCTGCCGATCCACCTGCTCCAACAGGAGCGTGTAGGCGACGTCGCAGATCAGGCGGACGCGCGCAGGACCGCCACTTGAAGATCCGGGCGACCCTCCAAACGCTTGAGCGCCTCCGAGCGCGAGTCGTCCCCGGAGCTCGTGACGGTTGTCGGCAGCCCATCCGAGGAGTCGGCGGGCTGCCGGGTAGGGCGGTCCGTGAGCGCCTCCACCAGCCTCACTGCGAGCTGCGCCAGATCCTCTGTGTTCTGCCGGTTCGCTCGGCACCGGGCACGGAACTCGGCGGCATCGTCTGGGTGGACGAGCGCGTCAGACATTCCGGTGATCGCCGTGAACGCCTCCGTCCCGCTCTCCCCGCCAGCCATCCCAGCGAACAGGTCAACGAGAACGAGCTCGGAGAGGTTCGGGTTGACACGGATGGTGGCACCGAAGTAGCCGAAGGCGAGGTCGACCTCGGGTCGGGCAGTACCGAACTCACCGAGGTACGTCACCCTCGGGCCACACCGGCGGTGAACATGCGGAACAGCGGGTTCGTGAGCGACTTCTCCATGTTGAACATGGCGGGGATCGTCGCCATGTCCGGAGCACGCCGGAAGGCGAAGTCGACGGAGCCACCCTGGAAACACTGGTAGGCGACAACCCGGACCGTGGCGTCCAGCGACTCCCAGCCGACCATCGACCGGACCTCTGTCCCGGGGTCGGGCGGGGCATAGGTGGTCATCGTCGTCGCCGTCGTCCCCGTGGCGACGGAGGCGCCACCGTTCAGCACCCGCTTCAAGTTGGCGACGGTGAAGTCGGCGAGAGCGAACCCGAACGAACCGGACCGGTCAGTTGTCGAATACTTGATCGGGTCGAACAGTTCGGCGACCCGAACGGGCTCAACGTCTGTCGTGTAGGAGAGGGTCGAACCTTCGGCGGTGGCGCCCAGGTTGATCCACGCTGCCGGCCAAGCGTCGGTGAAGACGCTCCCCGTAACGGTGTTGGTGGGGGCGACGGACCCGAGGGGTGCCCAGAACAGGAACCCCGGGTCCTGAAGGATGGACGGGGTGGCGGTCGTGTTCGGCATGTCAACCCTCCTGGTTAGTGACAGCCGCAGCCGTCTTCGTATTGGCGCCCACGACGAGGTCGCGACTGACGATCCCGTTCTTGATGTGCGGGTCGTCGGGGACGGGGTCGCCGGCGTTGAACGCTCGGGCGCCGTCGATGTCGATGGCGACCTTCGCCACCCACTTTGAATAGTTGACGGTCTGAGCGGCGGCGAAATCCTCCGCAACCGAGGCCGTTGGGGCGACTGGTGTGACTGCCGCCGTGGCGGTCGGGTGGGTAGGCATGGAGCTCCTTAGGTGACGAGGGTGCGGTAGGTGACGGTGAAGATGACTCGGACGATGGCGCCCGACGGGGACTGGAGCGGTAGGTACCGCACCTCGAGCACCTCAGCGAGGCGGGGGGGGGTGAGGAGCCCACCGAGGGAGCGGTCGGATTCGACGGCGGCGATGCACGCCTCAGCAGCAGCAACAGCCGCAGAGCGACGAGCGGTCATGTTGTCGCCGCCGTCCCACGACCAGGCTGAGCAAAGGATCTCCCCGATCTCCTCACGCCACGTTCCCGGCCCAAGGTCGGAGGCGGGACGTTCGACCACGATCCCGTCCACGTCATCGTCCCCGGCGGAACCGACGAGCACGGCGTCAGGTTGGTTTGCTGCTGCCGGGACCGGACCGTCGAACACGGGGAAGGCGGTAACCGTCCTGAACGTGGTGACCAGGTACTCGATCACCTGGGGGAGGATCACGCCACACCCACGGACGGGGAACGCCGGCCGATCCACTCGTCGACCCGGGGCCACATGTTCACCGGCCGAAACGACGGGCCCTGAGCGTCCATCCCAAACGCCCCGATCGCACCAGGGGGGCCGAGCTGCCCACGTTGGAACAGGCCCCGGATGTCCTCGAGGACGGCGAGGCGAAGGTCAGCGGGGAGGGTCAACCAACCCGACGAGTACACCACCCTCCACCTGCCCTGCGTCAGTGCTGCGTGGGAGACACGGCCGAAACCGCCCACCGTGATGTCCGCTGAGTAGACAGCAGTCCCGCTCGTTAGCGAGGAGACGCTCAGAATCGAGGGGTAGGAAACGAACAACGACCCTTCGTACGCATACGCCGTCTCGATCCGAGTCCGTGCAGTGGTCGGACCGAACGTGTCGGCCACGTGCGCGTCTGCGGCGAGCAGGAAGCCTTCGAGCTCGGCGTCCTGCGAGCCGGTCGGGGACGTGATGTTGAGGTGCTCTGCTACGTCCCCGACGGTCAACGATGTTGCGATGTCTCCCACGGGAACCCCTTCCGGTCACGCGACGATGAAGCCGGCAGCCCCCCGCCACGGACGGTTACGGGGGGCTACCAGACGGGTGCTACTTGGCTTCGTCGCTGAGCGGGTGAGTCCCGCCCTTGACGCCCTTCTCGTCGCCCCGCTGCTCCACTAGAGGGTTCTGGTGGACGAGCACGGATACGGGGGAGTTGGGGTCCTCTGGGTCACGGTCCGGGTTGGGGACCGACGCCGAGAACTGACCAGTGCCGATCAGCTTCGAGTAGTCACCCCGCTTCGGACCGGAGCCCAGCGCGTCCTCAGGACCCACAGGCTCCGAGGGGTCACCCTGGAGCATGGGAGCCCCCGAGTCGAGCGCGTCCGAGCGGGTGGTGACCCCACCCTCAGAGTGCTTCAGCTTGTCGTTGTCCTGCTCCGACGCCTGCGCGCCGCCAGCCTTCGTGTTCGCCATGACTAGTTCCTCTCTCGGTAGGTAGCGGCGCCGCATTCGCAGCACCGAGTCACATCGTGGGTGGGGCGGGACCTGCCCGACACCGGGTCGTCCCCGTAGTGGACGTATGCCTCCATACGCGGGGCCTGCTCCTCAGGTCGAGGGAGGCAGAACACCTCGTGTTGAACTGGAGAACCAGCCTCGGTCGGCGGGCGCATCGTGTTGACCATCAGGCTGCGATCACGCCGGACAGGCGGGCGGCCGGCGCGGCGCCCTGCAACGCCAGACCGCAGTAGAACTCGATGCGACCGAGGATCGCCGGCTTCGTCTCCAGCTCACGAGGCGGGTCAACCTGCAAGCCGCCGTTCGTCAGACCCGTGACACCAGGCGTGTCGAGGCTGTCGGAGAAGTTCACGGCGTAGACCGACGACGTGTTGGTCGACGTGCCCGCCGTCTCGGTCTGCGTCAGGATCGCCGTCTGGTCGGCCTTCAGCCCGGCGTCGAGGATCGGGATCCCCTGCCAGGTCGGGACCTCGACACGCTGCCCGGTCAGCTCGTCGAACGTGTAGTTGGCGAGCGTCACGTTCCGGTAGACCGTCCGGATCATCGCGATGACCTGACGGCTCGCGTAGATGGCGTTACAGCCCGGGACCAGCGCCACGAGGGCGTCGAGACGGTCCAGGAAGGCGGAACGGGTCGCCGCGTCGGTGTTCATCCCGGCGCCGTTCGCGCCCGACGTCAGGACCTGTGCGCCGGTCACTCGCTTCTTCAGCCCGTTGAAGCTGTTGGCGTCGACGGCCGTGTCGCCGTTGAAGAACGTGTCGCCGTACTTGGCGGCGACGCTGCGGGCCTTCATGTCCCGCTGCGCTGCGACGAGGCTCGCAACCGTCCCGGCACTGGTCTGCTCCAGGAAGCGGTCCACGACGTACTCGCCGCCGAGGATCACGATCGACTCGGTCGCGGTCGTGAACGTGCCCGTGCTCTCCGTGTAGCCGGCGTTGACGGCACGGAACGCCGACGCGGGGAGGGTGGCCTCCGAGTTGTAGGAGAACGCCCGCCCGACGATCGCCTCGAACGGGACACGGTTCAGGACGTTCGAGACAACGAGCTGCCCTACCACAACGGGCAGACGGGGGTCCTGAGTAACAGCTGCTGCTTCAGCGAGGGTCATCGCCATGAGGGGGTACTTCCTTCCGGGTTAGCCCCTCAGCAAATTGCTGGCGGGGTTCGGTTACTTGCGGCGGGATGCCGCCATGTCGGCCTCGATCTGGTCGAGGTCAGCCTGCCGAGGGTTCATTGAGAGGACACGGTCACGAGGTCCCTGGTCGACGTTCCCCTTCGGCCGCCCGTCGTCGGGAACGGCGAGGAGGAGCGGGTCGTCCTTCGCCAACTCGTCGAGGAGGGATCGGACGGCTGCCGTGTCGACCTCACCGTCAGCATCCACCTTGACCTCGGCCAGGTTGATGAGTCGGACGGCGTGGGTCGGCTTGCGGAAACCCATCTCCGCGGCGAGCGCCCTGGCCTCCGCAGCGGTGAGCCGTGTGTTCGCTGCGGTCGTGACCTCAGCGCGACCTTCGTCGCGGGCCGTCTTGATCGCTCTTTCAAGCTCGGAGGCGTTGGCGTCCTCGAGCTCGGCGAGCTTGGACGCCTTCGCCTTGAGGTCGTCGTAGTCGGCGAACTTGGCCCGCTCCCGTGAGAGGCGTTCCCCGAGGGTCCGGTCCAGGTCAGCCTGGGTGAAGGTCGCTGCGGGTTCCCCAGCGTTGACCACCACGGTCGAGACTGGTTCTGGTGCGTCGTGAACAGTGATGTCAGTCATGGTTTCTCCGTAGCCCGTCGGCAGTACCCGGCCTTAGACGCGGCCGTGACGTTCCCCTCAGGTGAGGGGTGGTGTTAGGAAGCGACGGGACCGGGGCCAACGAGGTTGGCGCCGTTCCTGTTCAAGAGCTCCCGTGCCTCTTCGGTGGTGATGACACTCCCAACCGCGAGGTAGACCTGCTGGAGTTGGCGGGTCAGGGACTCGGTCGCCGAGTCCGTCGTGGTGGCGGCCTCATCGGTGCGGGCCTTGATGGCGACACGCTCCACGGGGCTGAGCCCGACGATGGCCTGTGCGGCCTCCGTGTCGTAGATCCCCGCCTCGATCCCCTTCGCTGCGGCGTCCATCGCCTGAGCGATCGCCGGGGTCGCCGGGTCAGCCCACGCCACCTTCATCCGCTTGTAATCCTGGGGCACGTCACGGAGCGTGATCCCGTCCCGGGCGGCAATCGCGAGGCGCATTGCCCGCACGTCGGCACCACCGAACGGTTCCCACTTCTCCTTGGCTCGCAGGATCAGCGTCGTCTCCGCTGCCCGTCGAGCCTCGGCGGACGCGGGATTCGTTGTGTTCAAGCCAAGGTCGTCGGGCGGAAGCCCACCGATCGCAGCCACGGCCGAGGTAAGGAGGTTCAGAGCGGCAACGAAACCTGCGAGGTCGGCTTCGGCGAACTGGCCGAACTGGACACCGGCGCCCGCGAGCCACGTCTTCTCCTTCGCCGCCTCGTCCCAATGCTTCTTCACCATCGCCCGCAGACGCTCGTGGTCCCCCACCGACGGGTCCACGAGCCCGGTCGCCCACCGGCGAGGGGTCGTGTAGTAGTCGGAGGTGACCATCATGTTCGTGGCGAGGGTGTTGATCGCGTCCGCCAACGGGGCGATCGACTTCAACTCGGACCGGCCTGCCTTGTTGAGCAGCCGCCCACGGTTCACCATCGGGACGATCGGGACCGCTCCCAACGGGTTGCGGATCGGGTCATCCCGCAGCTCCCAGCGAGTCTGACCGGCGGTCACGTTCGCCACGTACCGGCGGACCTGGTCACGCAGGTACAGGGTCGCGTAGTTGAGGTCACCATCACGCCACTTCTTCAACGCGGCACGGACCGACCTGGCTCCCGGCTCATAGTCGACGGTCACCTGGTGAGCAGACTCGTAGGTGATCGACGGGGTCTCCGGGTCCTCCTCGTTCCCCCACACCGACAGGTAGGTGACCCCGTGGACGAGAGCGTCAGCGTGAGCGAGGGACGACTCCTCGTCCAGCTCGTTCGCCGTCCAGATCCGCCACAGTTCATCGTCAGCGTCACCAGCCTGACCGAGCCGGAACCCTTCGACCTTGAGCCGACGGTTCACCGAGTCCACGATTGTTTCAGGCCAGTTGATGACGAGGGGGGCGAGGCGTGCCCCCACCTGCGCGACGACCTCCGGGGCCATGAACGTGAGCGGTTGGTCGCCCGTGTAGTAGCGGTCGACCAGGTCGTATTCACGGTTCGCCAGGTCAAGACGCTTCGACAGGTACTCGACCTGCTGCACGTACGGGTCGCTTGAGGTGGTGGGGACGAGGAGGAGCGGGTTGATACTCACGACACACCCACCATCCATCCACCAGTTGAAGGTCCAGACGACAACGCATGCAACGCCAAAGCGGCAGCCACCAGCGGGGACACCCTCGGCTCTTTCCTCGCCAAGACTCGTTGGCCGGCGTCACCGGACGTCGACCAGCGGGCCACGGTGACCGCCTCGTTGAGTTCCTGCTGGTTCCCGTGTCGCAACCCCGCGGAGGACACCGCAGCATCCAGGGTGGAGCAGGCGTCCACGAAGAACCTGCGAGACACGGGGACAGCACCACGAAGGCTGGGGAGGAGGAACCCTGCGGTACCCGTCTGCTCCACCGTCAAGCTCCCGCCCCAACGGGCCCGGAGCTCGTCCCACCGGTCCACCACCCAGTCGACACCCGGCCGGTGATCAGCGACCTGCACCCACCGGAGACCCGTCGGGAGCGTCCACGCTGAGGTGAGTGTCGCCGTCGAGTGATCCGGGGCCACGTCCAAGGCGAACACCACGTCAGTGCCACGGTCCGGGGGAGGACCAGCCAGGGAGGCCCACAGGCCGGCGTCGACCGCAGCCTTGGTGCCGAGTTCGTCGGACCAGATGCCGAGCACTTCCCTGAGGAAGTCGTCGTCGTCGAGGAGCCTACGGAGACGTTGGATCGCCCGCTCCGGTGTCCGCTCCGGGTAGGACGGGTTCGCCTTCCGCCACGCCTCACGGTCATCAATGTCAGACCTCGGCTCAGCGCCGTACTCGACGAACGCCACCCCGTCGGCCTCACCTGAGAGCGCCTCGGTCCGCAGACGGGTAAACGCTGCCCCAGGGTCGGTCGGCTTCGGAGGTGTCCCCATCAGGATGATCTGCGGGTTGACCGCCTGGTTCTGCGTCGGCGCCAAGTCGGAGAGCGCCGCGTCGGTCAAGATCTGCGCCTCGTCAAGAACGAGCCGGCGGACCTTCCGGAACCCACGGATCGAACCACGCTCCCGGGCGGCGAACACGATCCGGGACCCGTTGCGGAACGGGATCACCTCGTTACCCGCAGCCGACGTGATCGCGTTCCTGTCCACGTGCGGAGCCATCGCATCCGACTCAGCCAACGCCCGCAGCTCGTCGAACGACTCGCGCGCCACCTTGAACCGGTGAGCCGTCCACACCGTCAACGTCCCCGGGTTCGCGATGCTGTCAGCGAAGGTGATCGCACCCACCAGGAAGGTCTTCCCGACCTGCCGAGGGATCGACAACACCACCGTGTCCGCCGCATACCAGCCGGTGACGTTCTTCGCGAGGATCGCCGCACACGCATCCCGCTGCCACGGGTCCAACCGGATACCCAACGTCTCGCACGTACCGATGATCGCCGGCGCCCCACTCGAAGCGATCCCCTCAGGGAGGACAACGTGGCGAGCGTCAGGCAGCAGGCCAGACGGAGTCCGGAGCCGAAGCGGCGAAACCGACGGCGTCAGAAGAGGTAGCGGCGTCAATGGCCTCAATCTCCTTCCGGATCTCCATCAGCCGCTTCGTCAGCGACGCCAAGTCCCGAGGCAGCACACCATCATCGAGCTGCTTCGCCACCAGGTCCCTCATCGACACCAGAAGGTCACGAGAGGTGCCTGTAGCGGCCGCAGAGGCCACGCCAACGATCCTTCGGGCCATCCAGGCACCCCCGTTGCAAATCGGCTGTGTGTAAAACAGCAAAACCGGCGGGTCATGGCGGCGCTTGGGCTTAGGGGTTCCCCCCCACGTCTTGCTCGCCGCCGACTCACATGCGGAGCGCTGTCGTCCCCTGCGTCCGTGTCTTGCGCCGTGCGTTGGCGACGCGTGCGCCCTTGCTGGCTGCTGCTCGCAGGTTGCAGGTGGTGCACTCGCCTCCCATGAGCCGGGAGCGGTCCGTGTCGTGGTGGCC